TTCTGAGAAATATTTATTAACAGTATCTAGTTCAAATTCCTCTACAAAGTATCTAGGGATAGGAATAAAGGCAGCTAGAGGATCACCTTTTTTAACACTAACTACCCTGTTGGGATCGGTTATCTTTAGATTAAAGGAAAAGTCTCGTCTTATCTGGTCTGCCTCAATTACGGCTGTCATTGCTTGCATTCCTGGAATAAAGAAGTTTGGGGCAGCAATGGTCATTAAGTTAATTCCTGGAGGGGTTTTAAATTGAAAGTTATTTTGAATGGTTAAGATACCTTCAGCAAATCCTGGACTAACTTGTTGCATGGAAAGGGACTCTCCTGGCTCATATATGTTAATATGAATATCATTAGGGTTTCCAAGGGATCCATCCCAGGTTGCATCAAAATCATATGCTGCCTTGATAATAAAACCGTATTGATTTCCTATATTAAGGGGAAGACAATAGTAGGCATGGTTACTAAGCCAGTCTCTTTTAATATTACCCTTTAAAGATTCTACAATTTCTGGATATCTATCATATTGATCATCTCTACCAGAAAAAGGAATTATTAAGATTTTGTCTTTAGGAACCTCAAAACCAGGATCATTGATATAATTCAATTAAAGAACCCATCCATCAAAGTATTTCTCATCCTGAGTCCAGAACGAGGCAAGGGTATATCTAACACCATCTTCTATTTTAGATACGCCATGAAGGTGCTCTGGGTCTCCTGGGTGTATTGCAAGTTTTCCAACGGCAGGGGCAATGTCAAAATTATGATTTGGATAATATGTATGTCCACCAGAGTAATTATCATTTAAATATATAATAGCTCCATACTCTCTATGATTAAACCATTCTAATGATTCTTTATTATCTTCATGAGCATCTGTCATATCGTCACAATGTGGGGCTTGTTCCATACCAGGAAACCAACGAATGACTTGAAATAGATCTGGATATATCTCTAATAGGTTATAATGTTCTTTTATTGCATTTGCCACTCTTTGACGAATATCATATAACATTTCCCCGATTTCTTTGTCATGAGAATAAAGATGTTGAGCATTTAAGCTTCTATTACTCCAGAACTCTGATCCACCTTGTTCCCACGGCTCTATGCCTTTTACAAATTCTATAATCTTATTAGATTCTTCTATAGATATAAAGTTATCTATTGTTTTTGCATTAAACATTTTTATCCCTTCAAAAATAAAAATTTAGCTACCAGAGAGTGTAGATACAACAATTACTGCTAATACAATCCAGAAGATGTATCTTATATAATCTTGATTATTCATTTGCTTCTCTCTTTGTTTTTTAATAATTCTATCCCCCTGCCCCCAACTTTTCTAAAACTTTTAGTTTTTTAAGATTCGCTGCACTCATAGTGTAATTGCATTTTTTATACTTGTCAAATTGAGCTGCCAGAAACATTGAAATATTAAATTATTTGTTACTTAATTGTAACATATTGTCTCACATAATGAGATATATATTCATATCCCCGAAAATCTGAATATTTTTATATTTGCAGCTAGATCCCATTTTGAAGAAAATCTGAATATTTGTCTAAAGTGTACGATGCGTGATTATAGAAAAAGCTCACCTTTTTATTAGTGAGCCCATTCTATTTTTATTTAGTTTTGACAAGTGCAAAAATTCTAGATTTTAGAAGTCATCATCAAAATAGTTTTCTATTTCTTGGTCACTCTCGCACATAATGCAGTAGTTAATTTCCCAAGCCGTTAGTTTATCATCACAAGTTAGGCACTTGTTCTTAGTAATGTTTTCAAATGCTAATTCAGTCATTGTTATTACCCCTCAATCATTTCGATAACTACTGCACCTATTGCAGATACTAAACCAATAACGGCGGTTACTATCATAACCGTTGGACTCATACCGTTTAGTCCGATAACTAGTAATTGTAATTCTAGTAGTAGTGCAGGTAGTGAGAAGATACCAGCGAATAGTAGAACATCTCTTAGGTGGAATAAAAACATTTTGTTTCCTTTGTTAGTGTTGAGATTTATTTGCTAGGCTCATTCGGTTTCCCGACTTATTTGCTAGGCTCACTCTCAACCTTTCTTATGTCTTTAGACTAGCAGATACCCCTGACAATTTCTACCTGAATCTCACTATTTGAGACAATATTTTTGTGATGTACATCATAGAACAGATGTTCGAATGAGCCCGCGCCCCCTGTGGATAACTCTTGTTAAGATGTGGATAAAATGCCCCTGAACCTGTGGATTATTGTTCACCTAATGTTAACCTAAACACACCCCCTAAATGACCAAAATTGTCAGACCCCTAGTGTATGATGAAATCATAAGACAAAAAGAAAGGGGTCAGAAATGACTTACTTAGTAACAAACAAGAGAGACAACATCTCTAACGAATACATCTCTATTCATTCCGCCTTGCAAATGGTTGCAAGTTGCTATGACGGTGCAGGTATCACTTGCGAAATCGTAGACACCCAAACGGGTGAACAGGTAGAAATCTACCGCAATCCTCTAACAGGTTGGAAGGTGGCTTAAATGGCTTACACTAAAATAAAAAATGCACGACTTTTAGTTGATGCAGTAAACGATTTAGCACTAACGCTAAAGCACGACCCAGACAATCAGCGAATGATTGACTACTACAATCGCCAAATTGAAATGCTAACTAGGCGTGTCTACAGGTAAAACTGTCAGACCTCTAGTGTAAGATAAAACTAACAAACAAACGAAAGGAAGTCACACAATGACTGAACTAATAACAATCGCACTAATCGCAGGTAGTAGTTTCGGCTTACTGTTTGCATACGTTCAACAGATGATGAACAAGGATAAGTACATTGCAGAATTGCAACACGCTTTGGTTGAAGCATACACAGAACTAGAACTAAAGAACTTAGGGGTGATGAAATAATGATGACACGCAAAGACTATGTAGCAGTAGCAGAGATTCTAAACTCATACCACTTGGACATTGATGCACAAATCTTTGAGGATTTACTTTCAGACTTTCAAACATTTTTCAAAAGAGATAATTCTAACTTTGATTTAACACGATTCAGAAATGCGGTAATTAAATAATGAGATTTGTTCACAATAAAATTGACGGAACTTTTATTCTTGGAATTAGTTTCTCTAACTACTACAATAAAAAACTAGGTAGCAAAAATACTTCCCTGATTTTTGACTTAGGAAAACATTCAGTCGCATTTATTTTTAGAGGTGAATACTAAAAGCAGAGCTGATCGAACACCTGTTCGAGAAGCCCGCGCCCCTTTATCCACAGGCTGTTAAGAAGTTGTGGATAATCCCCCTGAATATTTTGTTATCATTTCGTTATCTAATTTGGCAGAAATTGTCAGACCCTTGTGGTAAGTTATAACTATAACGAAAGAGGTTAAAAATGAGAGTCTATGAAATTGCTAAGCAGTTAGACATTCCTTCAAAAGATGTCAAGATGTATTTAGAATACATTGGGCAACCCGTCAAAAGTGCATCGTCAAGTGTTGAGCCAATGTTTGGTGAGATAGTTGTCAAGCGTATTAACGAGTCTTTCAAGGACTTTGTACCTTATTGGGTACACCCACCATTCTAAACTGTCAGACCTATCTGATAAACTAATTAAACAACCTACTAGAAAAGAGAAACACAATGGGACTAAACACTACAATGGCAATTAATTTGCTAGATCTAACACTTGAGGATAAAGTTGGTATGCACTTGCGTGGCAACCTTTATCCACCCGTTCCACTTTCAATGGTACAGCCTTGCGTAGATGCTATCAACGCTTATTGGAATGAGGACTACTTTGCAGAAATAGAATTGCCAGAGGGCGTTCTATGGTGTGGTGAAACTTTTGCACCTGCTTCTGCAATTGTTGAGGGTCATCGTCTTGACGGCTTCCTAATGATAGATGACTGGGAGGACGAATGAAATTCATAGCAACCCCTGAACAACTTAGGGCAAGACTTGAGTTGCGTAGGAGCAACGCCTCTGCTAAGCACGTCAATAAAAAGAAATACAATCGTAAGAAAAAACACGTTGGCAAATCTACCTTTTGGGATTAGTATGAAATTTATCTTTGCACTATTTGTAATCGCACTTCTTGTATTGCCAGTCATTGGTTTTGTTGAT